GCTGCTCCTTGAGCCGATCCACAATGCCTGCGCCCAGCCCACCCTCGTCAATCACGACCAGAGTTGGCTTGTACTCTTCAATCGCCTCGATCACATGCCCGACCACCGTCATAGTGTCGTCGCCCCGATGGCGTTGTATCGAGATAATGTCCCGTCCTTGCCTAATAGCGATGACTGTCGCATCCGCGCCAAAGCGTGCGGGGTCAACGCCAATCACTATTGGGGCACTTTGGTCTTTGTACTTGGGCCGCTTCATAGCCTCGTCAACCAACAAGGCCGAGATGAACTGATCGTCGCCCTCAGACGGAAACTGACCGTAGACCTCGACGTGCGCTTGGGATGACTCAGGGCCGTATTCGTCGATGATCTGCTGATAGACCTGCTTGTCCGTCCCCTCGACCGTGCGCGCGTCCACCACCTTGGTTGACCAGAACTCCCTTTTGCTGTTAAAGCACTCGTAGAAGTACCCCGTGTTGCGGCGCGGGTTGGAGAACGCCATCCAAAACCTGTTAGGCGTGTTCTCTGTAAAGAATCCGCTTGTTACCGCCCAGATGCTGTCGTCAATACCAGACGCCTCGTCGAACACGACCAGCACACCGTCAAAATTGTGGACACCCGCGTAAGCGTCGGGATTCTCCGCTGACCACAGCCGCCCCTCAACGCCCCAGTAGCGTGTGCCCTTCTTAAGATCACGCTCGACTAATTCCGTGAGCCACTTGGCGGGCATCAGTCTGGTGGCCGACACTTCAAACCAATGGCTGTTGATGGCAGTCGCCAGCCACTTGGTAATCTCAGCCCATGTGACCGACCGGAGCTGAGACTCACTGTTGGCCGAGATGATGGTCGTGGAGCCGATGCGGGTTGTAAGCATCCAAATCGTGATCCATGAGACTAGGGCTGACTTACCAATACCACGGCCAGATGAGACAGCGTGCCGTAAGGTGTTGAAGTCGACCTTGCCTTTGTTCTCTTGTATGTGCGTGGCGATCTGCTGAAGTACCTCGCGCTGCCATTTGCGTGGGCCTTTGAAATGTTCCAGTGGTGTGCCAGGCTGACCCCAAGGAAACGCGAACATGACGAACGCCAGTGGGTTATCCTTGATTGCTGGCGCCCATAGCCGCGCCATGAGTTCCTGTTCGTCTTCAGCGCTGTATATGGTCGATTGCATGGACTTGGGCTTCTATGATGTTTGCGTCTTCGACTGTCAGCGCCCTCTTCTGCGCCTCGGCCAGTGCGCCAGTGATGGAGATGCGCTGGTCGACCTCAACCGAGATAGCCTGCTTGGCCACCCAGCCGTGTTGATGTTTGAGGATCTCAAGCGCTGATTTAGCGTCGCCGTTGTTGGCCGCTTGGTGTAAGACTCGGGACATCTCTATCTCAGCGTCTGCCTTGCCCTTTTGCGCGGCCAGTTCTACCACGGGGTCAAGTTGCGTGAGTTGTCGGTATTCTTGGGGCAGCATGCCTGCGGCCAGCGCGAGTGCGTCGCCTTTGAGGCCGAGCTTGGCTGCGTCATAGACAGCCTTCAGACGCGATTCGGTCGCTTCGACCTTGCGCGGTGTAAATGGAATCGAGTGGAACATAGCATCTTCCTATAGAGCCAACGTCAACACGGCTGAAAACTCTTGATGTCTCACTCTAGGGGGTGTGGCCAAGGTTGCAACAACTTGCCGGGGGCAATCCACAGAATCTTCATGCGTGTTGACGTGTGCCGTGATCATATAACAAAAAATAAAAATTCTGTAAGAAAAAAAATTGTTTGCAGACGCTACGTTTTTGCTGGCCCTTTGCGCTCGGCCCTACCCCCTCCCCCTCAAGCAAAATCCCTTTTGGCCGTGGGTCATTGTGAGCCATGGTTTGCACGGCCATGTTGCACTGCGTCATTGTGTCGCATGGTCTGTGAGTCATTGTGAGTCATTCCCTTTTTATAACTCACGTTGACTCACGCGGGAAAAGTAGCAAACTTTGTGTTTTCAGTTTGTGGGCAGTGTGGGCAGTCGTGAGCGGTACTTTCAAGCGCGCCCAAAACGGTGAGCCTTACACAAACTTACACACAGATATTTTTTTTAGTTATCAACAAAACATAACTCACATTGACACACAAATGGCTTTTATCTATATGTTGCAAGGCTTTGCGCGTAGGTCATTGAGGCACGCAAACGCCGCACACCCTCCGCACACATTCGCACACACATTAGGGTTTGTACCTAGAAAATAGTTGTTGACAATGTAAAAGAATCTTTTACAATATCTATACCGCGAAACAAACGCGGCATTTAATAAAGTAAAGGCAAACACCATGAAATTACGTTTTAACCCCTACGGTTTTATTGTTTGTGTTCAATTCCACGCTGACGGATGGATTGAACGCCGCCGTTTTGACACTAAAAAAGCCGCGCTTGAATGGGTACGCGCTGACTCTGAAATGCGGTGTGTGACTTCTGAGTGCTGGAGCGAATAATTATGACAAGCCTCAAAGTATTAGAAAACTCTCTGTTTTGGCAACGGCACGTTTTAAAGCAAAGCCGTGACCCCGTACAAATTGAGCGCGTCAAGCGCGCCATTGTCAAACTCGAATCACAAATTAAGGAACAAACAAAATGAACTACTTTAACGCCGGTCACCCCAAAGGGACAATTTGCGTTTTGCGTCAATGCGCGGGTACATGGCACGCGTTAGCGTTGCCGGTCACCGCATGGCGCGAATATAACGGCGCGTTTTCAATCTGGAGGGCTTAAGCCATGAAACAAACAATTTATGACATCGCCGCCGCCGTAGTTATCGGCTTACTTTTAACCGTGGGCGCATTGGCCTACTTCGACATCCTTTGGAGTTAAAAAATGAACAAACGTACTCTCTCACTTTTTCCATCATGGGTTGATATTGAGGCGCAACCGCAAACCCTCCGTTTGCTCGCCGCATATGCCGCAAAAAATCCGGGGCTTGATTTCCGCGATTATTGCCGCGACTGGCAAGATAAAGACGGGCGGGCGGCTTATTTCAGTGAAGCCCGTAGCATTACAAAAGACCTTGACCGCGTACGTAAGGCGATTCTCTCCGCTTACTATGCGGGCGTCACTGATGACGATCTAGTTGAATGCAGTCAAGGCGAACGTTTGACCATTGAACGCACGGCGGGCGGGTTTGATCTTGACTATTGTGTTGGTCAGTATTGGCCCACGGAATACCGGGGGGCAGTCGCGCGCCTATTGAACCGCGCCGCGTACAAAGCCGCGCGCCGTAACCTTGCTGAGGTGACAGCATGACACCAGTAGAACTTTACAAACTTTTAGACGGCGCGGGTGTTGATTATGAAATTGTAGAAATGTTTGACGGCGCTCGAATTCTTAATATTGCCATTGACGAACCAGAATGGCAGGCGGTGTACTGTGGCGCAGGCCAATACGCCATTTTTAGTGACGGGCGCGAATGGGTAGATAAAAAAGGCAACTTTCTTAGTTTTTCTACTTTAGACGAAGCGAATCAATACATTCAAAAAACTATCAATCAAGGGGTGACAGAATGAAAACCTATTCAGTCAGTTTTAAATATGAAACTTATGCTCATTATGAGGTAGAAGCCGAGGATAGAGACGAAGCCGAGAATATCGCCCTTGGCATGTTGCAACGTGACGAAGGCGACTACTTGCACACGGGCGAATGGACAGACACGGACATTGAGGAGGTGACGGAATGACCTACACCGCACGCATGAGAGACGATCTAGCAGAGGAGGGGTTATCGGTGCCCGCCTCCGCTACTTTTGAGAAGTACGACACCTTAGGCGACATTGTTTATATCAGCGCGGCAGAACTAGAGGGCGCAACGCAAGGCGACGACCCCGCAGACCCAGACGACCACGCCTATTGCTACATTCAATTGAAGGATGGGCGGTCTTTGTACTTTATCAGCGCAGACTTAGATTTTGAGGTGACGGCATGACCTACGAAGTACAAACCCTGACTTTTCTCAATCAATGGGAAAACACTTGGACGGAGGACGGCGTGGAGCCGGTTCAGTTCAACACTTACGCCGAAGCCGCCGCAGAACTTGCGGGCTTTCTTGACGATATGGCCTTTGAAGCCTCATGCAAACACCTTGCAGACTTTAACCCCGCAGATTATCGGATTAAAAAATTATGAACCATTACGACCGCACAAAAATAACGTTTCACCGTGGCAACGCGTTCACGCCGGAAGGCATCGAGGCCGAACCGTTCGCCACGGTCACGATTAACGACCTAGTAGGTAGCGAGTTAATCGAAACCATCTGTACGCTCATGCGTGAGCATATCCACGCGGCGCACGCCGACTTTTGCAACATCAAAATTTCAACCGAAGACTGGGATGTATAACATGATCGAATTCACACACCACGGCATCAAAGTAAAATGCAAGCCTGAAAACGCGATGCAATACCGCGCCGATATGGACAAGCCGCCCAAGGTTAAAACAGTCAGTGAGAAGCGCGATTATCCAAAGTGGAACCCAAACATGAGCGCGTGTGAATACGTACGCGCTTATACCCGATTAAATGAGCGCCGCCGCATGATTGACTGCGCGCACGGCTGCGCAAACTATCACG